TGATCTCGCTGCCGGAGAGCGTCTTTTGGCTCTTGAAGAAGGCCAGCTCACTCATTGGTCACCTGTGTGCAGCCGCGAGCGGCACTCAGGCCGCGGCCTGTTGTCCGGCGTGTAGCGCCCCGGCCAGAGTTCGTGCAGCGGAACGCCGAGGAACTCGGAAACGATGATCTCGACGTCAGGCCAGTGCCGCTTACGCAGCACCATGTAAACGACGTCCTGCGAGTAGCCGTTCTCGAGCGCCAGCTCCCGAAGGCGCTTCCCGCGCATGCGGATCGCTGCCTTGATCTGCTCGGGGTGCCAGCCGCCGCTCGCGATCGGAGTGCCAAACGTGGTAGGCGTGGGCTGCTGGTTCGGCATAGGTACCAGGCCACAATGGCTGCCCAAAAGGGCAGCGTCAAGGCCCGAAAGGGCAGCTTCGTGAAAAAAACGTCTTCCTTCCAAGATTTGTCCGCGGCACAGCGGCTCGAACTCGCCGACCGCGTCCGCGCATGTGCCGACGCAATCGGCACGCATGCCAAGGCCGCAAAGGCTGCGCGCGTCTCGGTCCGGCAGCTTCGGAAGTATTTGGCCGGAGAGGTCGTGCCACCCCTAATTGCCGCTGGGAACCTGGCCTTCGGTTCGGGACACAGCCTCGAATGGGTTTTGACTGGCCGCGGATCTCGGCAGCGATCACCGGATGGTTGGGAGTCCCGAATGTCAGCAGCAGTCGCCGCTGCCGACTCAACCCAAGTCACTCTCGCGCTCGGGCGCCAAGTTGAGGCTGCCCTTGTGGGCATCTACGGCGACTTGTTCGGACAGCTCAGCGAGGAGGACCAAGACATCATCGTCGGAAGGTCCGTCGATTCGATTCGTGAGTCCGACCTCGGCGCTGAATCATGGCCCAGCCTGATAAAGCTCATCGCGGCCGCACACAAAATATCGCTCGCAGTGCTCAAGCCCGAGAAGTGAGCGCATGCCAAGAGGCGCTGCGCCTTGCGCCCAAGCGTTGAGCGCCGTGTCAGCCAGGGGCGATTAGAGGCCCGCCCGCCGGCCAGGTCAGCCGTACCCCATGCGCGGCAACGGATGGCGCGTAGCGGCCGGCTAGGGGGCTCCGCGCAGCCCTCTCGCGGCGGGTTGCCAGGTCGGGTGACTCGGACCGTGTGCGCGCACATGCACCTACATCAAAAAAGCACGCTCCGCGACCTCACGGCGCGACGCGGCCGGGAACGCCTGAAAAACTAGGCGTAATTGCGCTCCCATGTCTCTTTGCGTCGGATAATACACGGCGCATACGCGTGTAAACGCTCGCCTGATTTGTCGAGAAAACAAGACACGGGGACCGCCGTTAGGCGGCCCGATGCTCTCTTCGGCTCGGCTTGGATTCCCCAGTTGCCGCCATCGGCTGCGAGTCAGCCGTCGGGGCTGGCTCCAGGTCGGCCTCCCGGCGGCCGAGTTTGCAGCCATCAGCGGCACATCGAAGGCCCGAGCGGTCCCTTGCTCCACCGGTCGCCGCTGACAGCTGCAAGCTATACCTGGTGACGGCCAGAAATTCGGATCTAACACGTTGGGATTTCGCACCGCGCAACGCTCCGTCAGAGTGACGGACACCGATGCCGCTGCCAATCGAAATCTTTCGCGCAGGTCGTCACACCGACATGAACGGCGTGACGCTGAGCTTCAGCGCTGCCGAAGTGCTCGCCGCTGCGAGCGCGTACGACCGCAGCGCGCACGAGGCGCCCATCGTCGTCGGCCATCCCGCGGCCGACGCGCCTGCGTACGGTTGGGTGAAGGGCCTGTCGTGCAAGGACGGCGTGCTGAGCGCCGATGTCGATCAGCTCGACCCCGCGTTCGCAGAGCTCGTGCAGGCGGGCCGCTTCAACAAGGTGAGTGCATCGTTCTACTTGCCGACCGCCTCGAGCAATCCCAAGCCCGGCGGCTACTACCTGCGGCACGTGGGCTTCCTTGGCGCGATGGCGCCCGCGGTCAAGGGCCTCAAGCCCGTGGCGTTCGCGGACGCGGCCACCGACTCGGTCACGCTCGAGTTCGGAGACTTCGGCGAGCGCACCGTGGCGCAGATGTTCCGGTCGCTGCGCGACTGGATGCTTGCGAAGTTCGGACAGGAAGAAGCCGACAAGGCGCTGCCGCCTTGGCAGGTGGACACGACGCAAGAGATTGCGGCGCAGCCCACGCCGGCCGCCGCTGCAAGCCCTGCCTTCGCAGAGCCCGCGAGCACGGTCGTGGCCGACACGACGAATGCGCCGACCGCAACGCCGACGCCCAGCGCTGAAGATGTTGCACGTGAAGTCGCGTTCGCGGAGCGCGAGGCGAAGATTGCAGAGCGCGAGGCGCAGCTCTCGCTTGACGCGCGCGCTCGGCGCCGTGCTGAGCACACCACGTTCCTCGATGGCCTCGTGGCCCAGGGCCGCGTGCTGCCGTGCAAGCGCGAGCTGCTCGTGGAGTTCATGGAGCTGGTTGCCGGCGACCAGGTGGTGAGCTTCGGCGAGACCGAGGCGCGCAGCCCGCTCGAGGTGTTCCGCTCTGACGTTCTCGCGCACCTGCCCAAGCAGGCCGAGCTCGCCGAGCTTGCCGCGCCCGAGGTTGGCACAGCCGAGCTCGAGGGCGACTTGCTCATCAGCGCGACCATCGCCTTCCAAGAAGCGCGCCTCGCCAAGGGCGAATACCTCACGACCTCACAGGCCATGGCCAGGGTCCGCAACGGAGAAAAAGCATGAGAGTCCTCGCATTCATCCTCGCCACGCTGCTGCTCACCCCGCTGCTCTGTCAGTCCGCGCACGCCTCGTGCGTCGAAGAGAGTCGGTCACAGTCGGTCAGCGAAGGCCAGGCTCTGCAGCCTGCGCCCGCGGCCTGTCAGTCGACCGATGCCAGCGCGCGCTTGCCCCAGGCGTGGCCAGACGCACCCGAGCTCGGCGGCCTGAAGGCCAACCCCGCGAGCAACGGCGTCGCACACCTCGTCGAGCACCGACAGGTCGCCGAGCTATCCGCCGCTCTGCTCAGTAACCAGCCCGACCAAAGCGCGCGTCAACCTCGCCTGCTGCGCGTGGTGCGGGCATCCAACATCTTGCCGCGCGCGCCCCAAGCGCTGCGTGATGAGCCCATCGCTCCTGTGTTGGTGCGGTGGGCTCGCGCAAACCTCGCCCACGTTTGACCGACCCTGCTCAACCCTGATCAGGCCCACGCGCAAAACATTTCTTTCTCGGTGACCCGCAACCTCTCAACGGAGTGATTCGACCATGAGCGACAACTTTCCCCTGCTGCCCCTGCAGCGCATCGCCTCGGGCGTCATCGAAGCCCGGCGCATCCTGAAGGTCACCGGCAACGACGGCGAGCTGGCGCAAGCCTCCGACGCGAGCGACAAGCTCATCGCCATCAGTGGCATTCGCGGGGCCGCCAGCGGCGCGGCCTTCGAGGCGCACTTCGCGGGCCTGGTGCCTGTCGAGTACGGAGGCGTCGTCGCCCAGGGCGACCCGCTCACCGCCGACGCTGACGGCAAGGCCATCGTCGCCACCGTGGGCGACTACGTGGTCGGCCGCGCCACCGAGGAGGGCACCGCCGGCACCATCGGCTCGATGATGATGGGCGCCGCCAACGACCGCGTGACCGACGGCGATGCGTTCATGACGCACCTGACCTCGACCAAGACGCAGCGGCACATCCCGCTCGCGGACTTCCGCCTGGTTGCAGGCACGCCGCTGGCTGCGTTCGCCGACGGCGCGAGCGCGACGCCTGGCTACGCTGTCGACGACAGCGAGGCGCCGGCCATCCGCTGGAACAACCACGCGACCCCGACGGCGGTCTACGCCTCGGTGCCGCTGCCGCCCGACCTCGACGACGCCGAAGACGTCGTGGTGAAGGTGCTGGCCTCGAAGACTGGCGCCACCATCGGCGACGCGGTGACGTTCACGCTCACCGCCTTCATGCTGACCGTGGGCGCCCTGCGCGACGCGGACGCCAACGCTGGCGGCGCGACCGGCGCCATGACCGGCAATGCGGCCAGCAAGACCGTGCAGGCGGTCTCGCGCACCATCGCAGCGGCTGACGTGCCCGCCGCGCCCGGCTCGCTGACCCTGTCGATGAAGCCGACCGACGGCACGCTCGGCACCGACGATGTCTCGGTCCACTCGGTGTGGCTCGAGTACACGCCCAAGCTGCTCACCGCCTGAGCGCGCGCGTGACCCGGTCACGCACCCATCTGATCAACACGCCCCGAACCCGGACACCGAAACTCAAGAGGACCCATGGCCGACGACGACACCAACACCGCATTCCCAGTCGACCCGCAGCTCACCGCCATCGCGGTGGCCTACCGCAACCCCGACGTCTCGCTCATCGCTGACGCGGTGCTGCCGCGGGTGTCGCGGCCCGGCACGCTGCTCGAGTACACGAGCTACGACGACATCTACCAGGCGTACACGCTGCCCAACACCAAGGTCGGGCCCAAGGGCAAGGTCAACAGCGTCGAGCTCGGCGGCCGGCGCGTGCAGGCGTCCACCGAGGACAACGCCATCCAGGTGCCCCTGAGCCACTTCGATCTCAACGCCATCAGCAAGGGCGTCGACGCGAAGGCTGCGGCCACGGAGTACGCCACCTCCATCATCAACCTGCAGCACGAGGTGGCCGTGGCCGCGCTCGTGTTCGACGCAGCGAACTACCCCGCGGGCTTCAAAGAGACGCTCGCCGGCGACGACCAGCTCAACGACGCCCAGTACGCGGGCAACCCGCTGAGTCTCATCTCGGCGGGCCTGGACACGGCGCTGGTGCGCCCCAATCGCCTGGTGTTCGGGCATAAGGCCTGGTCGGTGTTCCGCAGCTTGCCCGCGGTGGTCAAGGCCGTCCTGGGCAACTCGGGCGACAGCGGCATGGCGACGCGCGAGCAGGTGGCGCGCCTCTTCGAGGTGCAGGAGGTGCTCGTGGGCGTGAGCCTGCTGAACATCAGCAAGCCCGGCGAGGTCGCCTCGCTCAACCGCGTGTGGGGCAACCACATCGCCGCGAGCTACATCGACCGCGCGGCAGCGCAGGTCGGCGGCCTGACCTTCGGAGCGTGCTTCGAGTACGGCACGCGCTTCGCGGGCACCATCGAAGACAAGGACATCGGCGCCCGTGGCGGCGCGCGTGTTCGGGTGGCCGAGTCCACCAAGCCCGTGATCATCGCGCCGCACGCGGCGTACTTCTGGGAAGACGTCGTCGCCTGATCGTAGGGCCGCGAGCTCGCGGCCTGCCCAGGTCCACTCCAACACGAGAGGTCACGCATGAAATACATCGTCAAGAGCGCCATCCGCACCGGCGGCAAGCTCTACAAGGAGGGCGACGAGGTCGAGCTGCCCGAGAAGCTCGGCACGCCTCTGGTCCTGCGCAAGCGCCTGGTCATGGCCGCGCCCGCCGCATCCAAGCCGCCCGCCGCGCCCAAAGAGCGTGAACCCAAGAAGACCGACAAGCCCGCCTGATGCTCACGCTGGCGACATTCAAGCAGCGCTTCGACGCTGCACTGCTCGCGCAGTTGACCGACCCCGCGGGGGCCGCGTGCGACGACGTGAAGGTGCAGCACGCGCTCGACGATGCCGCCGCACAAATCGCAGGCTACACCTACCGGCTGCCCGTGATGGATCAGCCGCCTGGTGCAACGCTGGCGGCGCATCAGGCCTCGCTCGCGCTCTACGCCCTGGCCGGCAACCGGCCGGGCGTGGAGTTCGATTCGATCCGCGCGCGGCACAAGGCGTCCATCGCCTGGCTCGAGGGGCTGACGGCCAGTGGCTCGTCCATTGGCATCGGTGGCTCGGCCAGTGCGCAGACCGCGCTGATGGACGTCGCGAGCCTCGCTCAGTTCGGAGGCGCCGATGACGGTGCGGATTGAGGTCGAGCTGCATGATGGCTTCAGCCACGAGCTGAGGGCGCTCATGGTGCGTCTGGGCAGCGTCCAGGCGCCGCTCGACGACATCGGCGGCTCGCTGGTGACCTCCACGCAGCAACGCTTCGAGGACGAAGAGGGTCCTGATGGCACGCCGTGGCAGCGCCTGTCGGATGTGACGCTCGAGCGACGCGGCCCGGGCGCCAAGAAGCTGCGAGAGACAGGCGACCTCTACGACAGCATCGGGCACATGGTCGCCCCGGGCGCTCGCAGGGGCGGCTCGCGAGGCGCCACCTTATATGTGGGCGCCAACCGAACCTACGCCCGTATCCAGCAGCTGGGCGGCCAGGCCGGTCGCGGCCTGAAGGTCACGATTCCTGCGCGGCCGTACCTGGGCGTGAGCTCCGACGACCAGCGCGAGATCAAGGCCATCCTCGCCGACCACTTGAGGGCCAGCTGATGGCCTCGACGCAAGAGCAGGTCGACGCAATGGTGGCACGCATCAACACGGCGGCCATCGGCATCAGCGCCGAAGCCATGCCCGAGCGTCCGGCTCGGCAGCGTTTCATTCATGCGGTGGGCGTGGTGTGGGTCGCCTTCAACGGCGTTGTGTTTGCACCTGCCGCGGCCCTGGACTATCCGGTGCAGGATGGCGTCGCCCGCTTCGAGGCTGTGCTCCTGGTGCGCGGTCTCAACGGCCCCAAGGGCGCCAACAGCTACGTCGATGCGCTGCAGGCTCTCTTGCACGGCTGGGCGCTGCCTGACGGCCGCCCGCTCTCGATGGTGGATGTGAAGTTCGTCGACCACGAGGACGGCGTGTGGCGCTACGACCTGATGTTTTCGAGCAAGGTCGTGGCCGTGCCCGTGACCGATGACAGCGAGCTCGAGGAGGCGCCGCTCATCAAGCGGCTGCGCCTGGAGAGTGCGTACAGCGAGAGCCAGCTCGACGTGCCTGAAGACCCCGAACCCTGAGTGAACCATGACTGATCGCAACTACATCTATTCGGGCCCACTGTCGGGCGTCACGCTGGCCGGTGGGCGCGAGATCATGCTGCGCCCGGGCAAGTCCGTGGTGATGCCCGACGACTCGCCCTACACGCAGCGATTGCAGGCGCGAGGGTTCCTCGAGCTGCAGGTCGAGGTGGAGGTCATCGTCGGCGAGGAGCCGGCCACCAAGCTGCTCAAGCCCGCGCGCAAGTCTGCGCCGGCGAGCCCGGCGCCCGCCTCGAGCGCCGCATCACCCAGCGCGCCCACGGCTCCCGGCATGGCTACGAAAAAGGACGGTGAGTGATGACCGATTTTCTGCATGGCGTCGAAACCATCGACATCCTCACTGGCGCCCGGCCGGTGCGCGGCGTCAAGAGCGCCGTCATCGGCTTGATTGGCACAGCTCCCATCCATCATGTGGCCGCGGCTGACCAGAAGATCAACGACAGCGTGCTGGTGCTGGGCGACGTGTCGGCGGCGAAGTACTTCGGCCCCGAGCTCGCCGGCTACACGCTGCCCAAGGCGCTCGCGGGCATCATCGCCGAGGGCGGCGGCATCGTCATCGCCATCAACGTGTTCGACCCGGACACTCACCAGGACGTGGTGGCCGCGGCCGACCTCGACATCGTCGACGACCAGATTCAGCTCGCCAACGGCGACATCATCAGCGTCACGGTGAAGGTCGACGGAGGCGGCGGCTCGGCCCTGATCGAGGGCACCGACTACACCATCGACCGCGTCGCGGGGCTCATCACCACGCTGGCAGACGGCGCACTCGACGGCGACGCGCAGGCCAACGTGGCCTACGCGTACGGCGACCCCACCGAGGTCGTGGCGGCCGACATCATCGGCGATGTCGTGGATGGCCTGCGCACCGGCATGCAGGGCTTTCTCGACTCGTTCTCGAAGTACGGGTTCTTCCCGAAGATCATCGCCGCCCCTGCGTACTCGACCCAGGCATCGGTCGTTGCTGCGATGGCTTCCGTCGCCGCGCAGAACAAGTGCCGCGCCATCTACCTCGCGGACGCGCCGGTGGCCACCACGGTCGAAGAGGCCATCACTGGTCGCGGCCCAGGCGGCGCCATCAACTTCAACATCGCCGACAGCCGGGGCGTGCTGTGCTTTCCGCACCTGTCGGTCTACGACAGCGAGACCGACGCGACCGAGCTGCGGCCCTACTCGCAGTACCTGGCGGGCATCATCGCCCGCACCGACCGCGAGAAGGGCTTCTGGTACTCGCCGAGCAACAAGACCATCCGCAGCGCGCTGGGGACCGAGATCCCGGTCACCTGCGCCCTCAACGACCCCGACTCCGAGGCCAATCAGCTCAACGCCGCGGGCATCGTGACGGTGTTCAATGCGTTCGGTTCGGGCCTGCGCACCTGGGGCAACCGTTCGAGCGCCTTCCCCGGCAGCTCGCTGCAGACCAACTTCATCCAGTCGCAGCGTGTGGCCGACCAGGTGCACGAGAGCCTCGAGCTGGCAATGCTCGACTTCATGGACGAGCCCATCACCGACCCGATCATCGAGTCGGTGCTGGACACCGGCAACGGCTACATGCGCCAGCTCATCGGTCGCGGCGCCGTGCCCACGGGCAGCGCGGTGACCTTCTCGTCTGAGAAGAACCCGCCCGAGGAGCTCGCCGCAGGCCACGTCATCTTCGACGTCACCTTCGTCCCCAATCCGCCGATGGAGCGGGTGACCTTCGAGAGCCGCATCGACGTCTCGCTGCTCGCACGCTGAAACCGACGCTGATCAACGCGAGCACCCAAGAGGAACCCCATGGCCATCCAAGTCAGCAAGATTTTCAACGCCAACGTCTACCTCGACGGCACCCAGAACCTGGTGGGTCGCGCCAGTGAGGTGAAGCTGCCCGACGTCGAGCCGCAGACCTCCGAGCACAAGGCCCTCGGCATGATTGGCACGCTCGAGCTACCGAGCGGACTCAAGCAGATGACGCTCGGCATCAAGTGGGCCGGCTTCTATGGCGACCACCTGAAGAAGAGCGCCAACCCGTTTTCGGCGCACAAGTTCCAGATCCGCGCCTCGCACGAGACGTACGCGGCGGGCGGCCGCACCGAGCAGCTGCCGCTGGTTGTGCTGGTGACGGGCAGCTGGAAGAAGAACGCTCTGGGGACGCTCAAACCCCAAGAGATGGCCGACGGCTACGACGATGAGATTGCGATGACCTACCTGAAGGTCTCGCTCAACAAGGAAGAGCTGCTCGAGGTCGACGTGTTCCAGAACGTCTGGAAAGTCGGCGGCGTCGATGTGCTCGAGCAGTTCCGCGCCAACCTCGGCGCTTGATTCGTAACCCTTCCACCGCCCGGAGCACGACATGGCAGAATCAGATGCGGCCGCGCAGTGGCCCAAGACGCTCACGCTGCCCAGTGGCAAGGCCGCTGTGGTACGGCGCGGCACCGGCGACACCATCATGCGCAGCGCGCGGTTGGTCGGGGCCGAGGACCGCGGCAACCCGATGGCGCTGGCGATGGCGCATCTGGCGGTCAAGCTGACCCTCGACGGCAGGCACCTGACCTATGAAGAGGTGCTCGAACTCGACGAGGACGACGTCTACGCGCTGCTCGGTATGACCCAGGGAAAAGGCCCTACGTCACCTCCGAGCACCTCGCTGCCTTGAAGGCCGAGGGCTATCTCACGCACGCCGAGATCATTGCGATGGACGAAGAGGATCTCGCGGCGGAGGTGACCGAGTTCATCGAATACCACAGGGCGCGCAACGAGCACGCCCGCAAGCAGCCACGGTGACGCACCATGCAATCAATCTTCGAGCTCGCGGTCATCATCTCGGCGGTGGACCGCGCCTCGAAGGTCGCTGACACCGTCGGCAAGGCCATCGGCGGCATCGGCGCCGCATCTGACAAGCTGAAGAGCACAGGCCAATCGCTGGCCGTGCAGGGCGCCCTGGTCGACGGGGCCGCGCAGAAGATCACCGGCTGGATGGACGCCATCCTGGCGCCCGCTGCGAAGGTCGAAGACGCCCTTGCGAAGGTGCAGTCGGTCATCACGCCGCTGGACGGCAACATGGCTGCGTCAATGGAGCGCCAGCGCGTGGCGGCTCTCGACTGGTCCAAGCAGCACACTGCGTCGGCCGCGCAGTTCGCTGACACGACCTACATGATGATCAGCGCTGGCCTCGACGAGAAGGCCGCCATCGAAGCGACGCGCACGGCGATGAGCGTGGCCACCGCGACGATGGGTGACAACGTCGCCACGGCGGCTCTGGTTGCCACCGTGTATAACAACATGGGCGACCACACCAAAGACGTCGGCAAAGAGATGGCGCACCTCGGTGACATCATCACCAAGACGCAGCAGACCTTTCAGTTCGAGAACCTTGGAGTACTCAACGAGGGGCTGAAGTTCGGCATCCCCACGGCGCTGCAATATGGCGTGCAGCTGGATAGCCTGTCGGCCATCATCGGCCAGCTCAACAACGCAGGCATCCAGGGCGGCATGGCGGGCACCGCGTTCGCCGCGACGATGAAGGGGATGCAGGGCGCGAGCGAGAAGCTTGGGTTCTCCATCTCGCGCACGTCCGACGGCGGGTTTGACTTCATTGGCACGCTCAAGGGGCTCGAGGCCAAGTTCGGCACGCTCAAGAGCATGAGCCCCGAGGTGCTCGAGGGCTTCAAGGATGCGTTCGGCGACGAGGGCTTCCGCGGCCTGTCCTTGATGATCGGCAAGTCCGCCGAGCTCGAGGCGAACCTCGGCAAGGTGCGCGACAACAGCCAAGCTGCGGCGAAGGCCACTGCCATCATCGAGGCGACAAAGACCAGCCAGCTGCAGATCATGGCCAACACGCTGGACGCAGCCAAGGTCACGCTCGCAACGCAGCTCAACCCGCTGCTCACCCAGCTCATCCCGAAGGTTGTCGAGATGGCCAAGGCGTTCGGCGACTTCGCGGCCAAGCACCCGGGGCTGACCAAGATCATGCTGTCGATGCTGGCCATCGTGGGCGGCGTGCTGTCTGTGATCGGGCCCATGTTGCTGTTCACCGGCAGCATCTCGCTCTTCGCGGGGCATGCGATGGGCTTTGCCGCCGGCGCCTGGAAGATGGTCACTGGCATGTGGGGATTTGTCTCGTCGGTGATCGCGGGCGAGTCGGCCGCGGCCGCGTTCGCAATGACGCTCCTGGCCAACCCCATCACCTGGATTGTGCTCGCCATCGTCGCGGCTGCGGCGCTCATCTATGTCTACTGGGACCCGATCAAGGCGTTCTTCGTGCAGCTGTGGGATGGCATCTCGATGAGCTTCACCAATTCGTGGGCGGCCATCTCGGCGGCGTGGAGCGCGTTCCACCCGCTCGAATGGATCAAGACGACGTTCGCGAGCGTGACGGCGTGGTTTGCGGGCTTCTCGCTCTTTGATGCAGGCGCCAACATCGTGAGCACCATCGCCGACGGCATCATGGCCGGGGCCAGCAAGGCCGTCGCCGCGATGAAGTCGGTGGTCACCAGCGTGCGCGCATACCTGCCCTTCAGTCCGGCCAAGGAGGGTCCGCTCAAGGACTTGCACCGCGTGCGCCTGGTCGAGACCATCGCGGACGCTGTGCGACCCGACTCACTGGTCGCTCGCATGCGCTCGGTCACCGCAGCGGTCGCCGCTGTGCCGCTGGTGATGGCGCCCATGGCGGCTGCGGCGCTGCCCAGCGCGGCCAGCGTCATCGGTGCAGGTCGCGGCGCGGCCGGCGGTCAGGTCGTGATGCACGTGACCATTCAGATCGAGGGCAACGCGGACGCCTCGACCGTCGAGCAGCTCGACCGCTGGGTGCGCGGCAACGGCGCGGTGCTGGTCGATGTGGTGGACCGCGAAGCGCGCCGGCGCAAGCGCACGGAGCTTGGCTGATGTTCTACCTTGGGTCCATCAAGCTCGATGTCCTGCGCGTGCGTAGTCTTAGCGGCGTTGGTTTTGGCTGGGAGTACTCCGCGCAGACCACCATCGAGTCGCTGCCCATCCAGCAGCTGGTTGGCCAGAAGCCAAGCGATCTCTCGCTCGACATCAAGCTGCACCCTGCGCTCGGCGACCATGCGCAGCTCGAGGCGGCGCTGCGTGCATCGGGCGACGCCGGTGAGGTGCTCTCGCTGCAGACCGAGTCAGGCGTGCTGTTGGGCTACTATGTGCTCGCCTCCATCGGCGAGAGCTGGGACTGGACGCTGCCAGACGGCACGCTGCTCGAGGGCGTGCTGTCGCTCAAGCTCACCCAGCACAGGCCGCCAGGTGATGCGCAGTCGCCGCAGCTGGCAGTCGAGGGCACGGCGGCTGCCGAACGTGTGACGCCGACCCAGGTGGACAGCTCGGGCGACCCGGCCGAGGTCCCGCTGTCACAAGTGGTGAGGTCCGCCTGATGGAGTACGTCCGCTACATCACACGGCAGGGCGACCGCTGGGATCTCATCGCATGGCGGTGCTACGGCACCCCGTACGCCTTCGAGCAGATCATCGCCGCCAACCCCACGGTGCCAATCAGCACCGAGCTGGACGCCAACCTCGTGCTCGCCATCCCCGTGGTGCAGCAGGCCGCGCTCGATGTGGCGCTCTTGCCGCCGTGGAAGCGGTGAGCCGATGAGTCGTGCGCCCAGGCCCGTGTGGCTGATCACCTACGAAGACAAGGACGTGAGTGACGACATCGCGCCCATGGTCAAGAGCGTCACGTACACCGACCATGTGCACGGCAAGAGCGACGAGATTGGCCTCACACTCACCGATGACCAGGCGCTGTGGCGCGGCTCCTGGTACCCGAGCAAGGGCGACCGCATCGACCTGAAGATCGGCTACGACAACGAGCCGCTCTTGCCCTGCGGCCGCTTCGAGGTCGACACCGTGGATCTCGACGGCGTGCCCGATGTCGTGACGGTGCGTGGGCTCGCAGCCGGCATCACAGCACCGCTGCGCACCAAGCTCAGCCGAGGGTTTGAGGAGGTGTCAGTCCGCGACATCGCGCTGCAGATCGCCGCCGAGCATGGCCTGCAGCTGGTCGGCGAGCCACCGACGCGCACGCTGCGGCGCGTGAGCCAGGCCAGCGAGACGTCGCTCGGCTTCCTCAAGCGTCTGGCCGAGGAGTACGACTGCGCGTTCAGCGTGCGAGGTGAGCAGCTGGTGTTCTTTCGGCTCCTGGATCTCGAGCAGGCCGCGGCGGTCACGACGCTGCGCCGCACAGAACTCAGCGGCTACCGGTTCTCCGATGGCACGCAGGGCACGTATGTGGCGTGCGAGGTGAGCTATCAGGATCCCGAGAGTGGCGAGTTGCTCAAGTGCCGGGTCGAGGCCGACGACAAAAGGACGCGCACCTCGACCGCGGCCGCGTCCTCGATCCCGCCCGACGTGCTGGGTGTGGTGGCGGCAGGCAAGCGCCGGGTGTCGCGCGGCGAGCTCGTGCGGACGTGGCAGCGCTGGATTGCCGGCCTTGGTTTCTATGCGGGGAAGATCGATGGCGAGTTCGGAGAGCTGACTCGGCGCGGCACCCGACAGTTTCAGGCTCAGCAACACATCACCGTGGATGGCTCGGTGGGTCCAGAGACCTACGGCGCTGCCATCACGATGGGGTTTGTGCCGAGCGACGGTAACGCGGCTCAGGCGCCTGCCGCCGGCGACGTGCTCTACCGGAATATCCGCGTGGAAAGCGGTGCTGAGGCCGAGGACAAAGCGCGTGCTCTTCTGCGCCAGGCCAACCGCCTGCAGGTCACCGGTAGTCTGCGCGTGCCTGGCAACCAACGCCTGGTCGCCGGCAGCAAGATCGAGCTGGTGGGCATGTCACGCCTGGACGGCGCATTCCTGATCGACAAGAGCACGCACTCGATGTCACGTGGCTACACCACCGAAGTCGAGGTGCACCATGTATAGGCGTGGCACCGTCTCAGTGGTCGACGCCGTGACCTGTCGGGCCCGGGTGACGTTCGCTGACCGCGGCAACATGGAGAGCCACTGGCTCGACGTGCTGCAGCTCAACGCCGGCGCCAACCAGGACTACAGGCTGCCCGACGTCGGCGAGCTGGTCGGCGTGATGATGGACGAGCACGACGAGGCAGGCTGCATCCTCGGCGCCCTCTACTCCAAGCGCCTGGCGCCGCCGTCGGCCGACGGGGATGTGCGCATGGCGCGCTTCTCCGACGGCGCAGTGTTCAGCTACGACCGGGCGGCACACGTGCTCGCAATCGATCTGGGGTCCGGGACCGCCGAGATCGCGGCCGGTGCACTGCAACTGACCTCGAGCGTGACGGTGCAGGGTGGCGCGGAGGCAGTGGCATTGGCGCAGAAGACAGCGGACGCGCTGACGGCGCTCAAGGACGCCATCAGCGCCGCCCCCATTGTAGCGCTCGACGGTGGTGCAGCGTTCAAGGCTGGCATTGTGGCAGCGCTTGCAGCCTGGCCGCCTGACATCGCATCGGAGAGTCTCAGTGCGGACTGATGACCAGAACACTTTGACCTTTCGGGCTCGCGCGCGCGCGAGCAGCGTGGGCACATGTCTGTCACTCCAGGCTCGCAGGTCCAGCTCGGCACGCGTGGTGCGTGGCTGGTTGGCGTTGAAGCGACCGAGCAAGAGATTCGCACGCTGTGCGGCACGCATGTTGGCGCGGTGCCGCTGGACCCGCAGCTCGGCATCGATTGGCTCAGCATCATCGACCTGCCGAGCGCAGATGCAGTGCCCGCGCTCATGCGTGAGGTGCACCGGGTACTCGCGCGTTACCTGCCTCTTGTCACGGTGGTCTCGGTCGAGGTCGTGTCCGCGGCCGAGAGTTGCGCAGCGAAGGTCACGTGGAGACCAAGTAGCGAGTCCGGCGAGCGCACGGTCGAGGTCGGACCATGAGTAGTCTGCCCGAGCCCGACTTCATCATGCGAGACCCTGCGGTGGTCGAGCAGGAGGTGCTCGAGACATGGGAGTCGCTCACCGGCTTGGCGCTCAGCCCTCTGGCTCCTGAGCGCCTGCTACTGGCGACGATTGCCTACCGCGAGTCCTTGTGCCGCATTGGCATCCAGGAGGCCGCCAAGCTCAACCTCGCGCGCTACAGCCGCTTCCCAATGATCGACTTCATTGGCGAGATGGTCGGCGCCGAGCGGCTTGCCGCAGCCAAGGCCACCACCACCATTCGGTTTGAGCTCGCCGAGGTTTATGGCTCGCCGGTGTCAGTGCCCGCGGGCACGCGTCGCAAGAGCAGAGACGGCCGCGTGGTGTTTGAGACCGACGACGACGCCGTGATCGCGACCGGCGATCTCTACATCGATGTGCCGGCCACAGCGACGCTCGCGGGCGTCCAGGCCAACGGCTACATCGCCGGTCAGATATCGGTGGAGGTCGACGAGATTCCGCTGGTGACCGCGGCCGCGAACACCACCGCGACCGATGGAGGCACCACGGCCGAGCTCGACCCGCGGTACATCGAGCGCATCCTGCTCGCGCCTGACGCCGTCGGCGCGGGCTCCAAGGAGTCCTATCGTTTTGGCGCGCTCAGCGCATCTGTGCTCGTCGCAGATGTCGCCGTGCTCAACCCGGAGGCAGGCGACGCGCTCATCGTGGTGCTGGCGACCACGGGGCTGCCGAGCCAGGAGCTGCTCGACACCGTCGAAGCGCAGCTCTCGGCCGAGACGTTCCGGCCGCTGTGCGACACCGTGGCCGTGGGAGCGCCCACCGAGGTCAACTGGTCGCTCGCGGTGCGCATCAAGCTCTTTCGCGCGGCTGACCTCGAGAGCGTGATGGCGGCGGCCGAGCTCGCCGCAGACAGCTACCGCGCTTCGCGCGAGGGAAAGCTCGGCCGAGATCTTGTGCCCAGCCAGATAGCGCGTGTAGTGGGCGCACCCGGCATCTACTCGGTCATCGTCGACGAGCCCGCGCAGACCAGCATCGCCGCCGACGAGTGGGCTCACTGCGACTCGGTGCTGGTCGAGTTCGACGGCTGGGTCGATGAAGAGTTCGACGACGAGGTCGCCGGTGCCTGACGCCCTGCTGCCAAGCTCCGTGTCCGATGAGCGCTTCAAGCAGCTCGACGCGGTTGCGCGCATGCGCTTTGATGCGCTCGACCGCACGAAACTCTTGGTCTACATGATCGACAACGTGGATGCGTCGGCGCTGCCTGCGCTCGCATGGCAGTTCAGGGTGCTCGGCGACAGTTGGTCCATTGCGCCCACCGATGCAGAGAAGCGCTCTCTGCTGCGCCGCGCCATCGCCCGGCGTCGTAGCCGCGGAACGACCTGGGCCGTGAAGGATGCACTGGATGCGGTGGGCTACCCCGTCGTGTTCATCGAGGAAGGTGTGCGCATCCTGTACGATGCCAGCATCACGTACAGCGGCGCCTTCAGGTACGACCACCACTGGGCCAAGTGCTGGATAATCGTGGACTCGGACATCGCAGCCGCGGCCGACTATGAGGCGGTGGCTCGCGCGATCAGCGCAACCTTCAATGAGTGGAAGCGTGCCGTCGTGCAGTTGGCCGCGGTGTACTTTGTGTTGGGCGCGCCGTCGGCCGAATTCACGCACGATGTCGCTGCGGTGTATTGGCCGGACACCGAAGAGCTGCGCTTGTTCGAGCTGATCTTGAGCGGCGCGCTTGCCGATGGTGACGAACTGGTCGTGGATGGCGACGATTACGTGATCGCAGGAGAATGACCAGATGCCCGACATCACAACCAAGCAGCTAGCGGACATGTTGCAGGATGGCACGCTCGTGGTCGAGGGCGCAGGCGCTGGGCGTGTCCTACGGGTTGCCTCGGCGCCCAACAGCTTCCTCTCCAGCGACGGCGGTGGCGACGCTGTGCTGGTCGCCCTCGCGGCCAGCAGGGTTCTCGGCCGCAAGGCCACGGGTGACGTTGCCGCGCTGACGGCCGCGGAGGTCTTGGCCATTCTGGATGCACTCACGTCTGCCGAGGTTGCGGACGCAATAGCCGCCGCGCTTGCGTCCTACTCCACCACAGCGCAAGTCGTGCTCAAGAGCCTGTTCGATGCCCACAGCATCCTCTATGCGGCCAGCGATGATACGCCCGCTGCACTCACGGTGGGCGCGTCAACGCTCGTCGGTCGCCTGGGCGCAGGCGGGATTGGAGCATTGACGGTCGCTGAAGTACTCGAGCTCCTCGGCGGAGCAGCACCCACGGGCTCCGGCTCGCTCGTCCGCTCGGTTGCGCCAACCCTGACCAAACTGACGGCCGCGCAATACCAAGTAACGCCTTTGGCGACTGCATACGGGGCTGCACTCAACCTCGACGTTGCCGCCGCCAATGATCACGAAATTGGCTCGTTGACCGGCCACATTGCGCTCACGCTGACCAACGGCATCGACGGCTGCTCGGGCACCATCATGGTCAAGCAAGCGGGCCCAGGCTCCTACACATGCTCTTTCGCAGCGGCGGGGCGCACGGTCATGCGCGACACACTCACCGCGAGCATTCAGCCTGCGACGGCGGTTGGTGCGGTCACGCTGTATGCGTACTACTACGCCACGGTCGGTGGCACCGCGTATCTCATCATCGCCGCAGCATGTCTGGTGGCCGCATGACACCGCGGCCCGGCTCGAGCATGCTTTGGCGCGCATCCGCGCACCCAATCACACTGACCGGCATCAATGTTGCGTGGGGCATGTATGAAGGCGGCAGTACGCGCGTGCTCACTGGCACAAATTTGGGAGGTGCCACTTCGGTCAAATTTGGAGGCGTTGAGGCGGCATCGTTCGTGGTGGACAGCCCCGTACAGATTACCGCGTTGACTCCTGCCGCAACCACGCCGGTCGTCGGTGTGGTGGATATTTCGGTGACCTCACCGGCCGGGACGGCGACACTCGCCGCAGTCTTCGAATATGTGTCCGTGGGTCGCGCGGCCGCTGTTGCCGGCGCCGCTTCGTACGTGGAGCTAGACCCACGGCTCGGATATACACTTGCGAGTGGTCGAGTGAGTGGGTGGTTGGACCAAGGCAACTCCGCGATCAAGGCCGACGTCGCACAGGCCACCGCGGGCAACCAACCGCTGTGGACTGCCAGCGGTCCGAACGGTCAACCGTGTTTGACATTTAACGCTGCGCGGCCCGACATTATTAAGAAGACCACCACAACCACCGTCCTTTCGTCGGGCACTGGTATCTGGTTTGGGGCTGTGTTGGCGCCAACGTCTGGCGCGACGCGTCGCGCATTCGATGCGCAGCAGAACGGCGGCGCCACTCTTGATGGTGTGGCCGTATTGTGGACCAGCACGCTGGTCGGAGATATCTATGTGCACGACGGGACGAGCGCAAAGGACGCGCAGGGCGGCGCTGCCGAGGTGACGGCAACAAATATATTCGTGCAGTGCAGTATTGCGTCGGGCCCCGTGGCCAAGAAATGGATCAATGGCACGACCAAAGGCACGACGCCTGCTATGGCGGCCTACACACTCGGCAAGAATTTGGACAAGTGGTACATCGGCGCGCGCAACGACAACCTGAACCCCTTTGATGGCACGATCAGCCACATCTTCTCGATCGCAGCCAACGGAAACGCGGCATCATTTCTCGTCATGGAAAAGTATTTTGAAGAAAAGTATGGGCTTACGATTGCGACAATTTAGTTATGCAAGACGTGATCATAGTCCCGGCCGATGAGGCAGACGCAACGCGCGAGGCGCTCGGTCGTGCGTATGCGGAGGCGCTTGCCAGGCCGTACCCAATACCACCTGACGTGGTTGTGCCGGGGCGTGACGGCCGCAGCCCCGAAGGCCTGACCCTGTACTATGCCGACGCCCTCGTGAGTGCCGACGGCGTCAGCGCGGCGTTCAAGATTGGGGCGACCATCCTCCCGCAGCTGGGAAAGATACGTACCCTCACCGATGGGCGCAGGGTGATGCCCACGACAGAGGTGTCGAAGGTTGATCTCGCGACGTGGGCAACCGATGGGCGCAGGGTGATGCCCACGACAGAGGTGTCGAAGGTTGATCTCGCGACGTGGGCAAAGGTCGACACAGCGGGCCTGGCTTTGGGGAACGATTTAGTCGACGCGACGGTGGAGGATAAATGGCTAGTCTGACAGAGGATGGTCTGTGGGTTGGTGGCATCTACGCACTTGAGGCGACCGATGTAGTGGGCGTGGGCGGTGATGGTGCGTCGAATGTGCAGCCTGCGGAGTTAAGTAATCGCACGGCGTGCTTGCTCACTGTGTTGCTGGACCTGGTGGTTGATGGGTGGCGCGCGGCCAGTGCCGACGGGTCCTATGCCGATGACTTCCACGCGCTCGCCGTCGCTGACAATGGTGTGCTCATCGCGGCGGGTGAGAATGGTGAGATACAACGTTCGACCGATAATGGACGCACGTGGACGCACGTCTCACTCGGAGAGGACGCATATGTTGGTGTCTGGAGAGCTGCCGCATTTGGTGGCGGTGTCTTCGTGCTGGCCGGTGATGAGGCCGAGCTGCGCAGCTCGAGCGACTATGGGCTGACCTGGGACAGTCTGGATCCGCCGACGGCAGATATCCTCGCGCTGACATACGGCGGTGGCCAGTTCGTTGGCGTCGGTGTCGAAGGCATCATCATCACCTCACCCGACGCAGAGGAGTGGACCGAGCAGGAGAGTGGCGTCGGCGAGACGCTGCAGACAGTGTTCTGCGGCGGCGGCTTGTTTGTCGTGGGTGGACAGTTGGGCATCATCATCACCTCACCCGACGCAGAGGAGTGGACCGAGCGTGATGCGGCGGCTGCGTACGAGGGCACATTCGTCGCGGGGGTGTATGCCGACGGGTTGTTTGTGCTTGGCAGCTCTGCTCGACAGGTGCAGGTTAGTGCCGACGGCGTTGAGTGGTCCGTGGCGGCCGACGACATCATCGGCATCGACGTGTTGGCCGGTTTGAGCTATGAGCTCGGCCTGTTCATCGCCCTCGGACCAGGAGGATGGGTTGCAACAGCGCTCGGTGGCACGGCCGGTGGCCCCACCAGCGCCCAATCGTGGACCGCCCGTCGCACCCCCTTCGCGGCCAACCTCTGGGCCATCCTGTCGGTCGACGGCCGACCCGTCGTGGTGGGCTCCAGCGGGCTACTGGCAGTCGGCTCTAAGGTAGCCCTGGCAGCACCCCCGCCGGAGGTGTGACCCGCGCTGTGTGAGTGGCATCCCCGTGCAGCGCCACTGTAAATCCCAATCCCAAACCGCGTGACACAAAATCCCAAACCGCGTGACACGCTACAATGAGCGAACCAGTAGGCCACCCGCCGCCCCGCCCCCACCAGCGCAGCAGGCCGTCCAAGTGGCGACGACGGCACCCGCAGCGCAGCGAGAACGAGACAAGGTGTGGACAGCGGAGGAAGACACCGAGGCCGCGGCCACAGACGAATTCGATACGCAAGCCGGCCGCGCGTGGTCGAATTCACGGACCGTGAGACCTGCCCCTGCGCGGCGGGTGCTCGGCCGAGTACTGCTTGGGATTGCGGCGCTCGTGCTCGTCAGCGTCGGCTTCAGGGCGCTTACGGCAACGACCAACACGTCGACGCCTCGCCCAGCACATCCGGCCGCGTCGCCGGCCAAGAACGACACCCGGGTGGA